GTGTTGTATGTGCCTTTGGACGTTCTAGTAAATGTCAGTTCTCGTCCGAAACTCTTGATCAATGCTGTCGCTTTCTTTTCTAGCGTATCGTATGAAAAACTCACGACCTCATTACCTCAAAGGCTGGTCTGACAATCTTGCTGAGTGCAAAGGTTAAGGCTGGTGTCGCAACACGGTTCTCACTATTGTTTGCATAGGTCACTTCAATATCGCCAACCTTTTCTCGTAAGGTCTTGCGATCTTCTGTGTTTAATTGGCTGTTACCAGACTCTTGAGCAAAGATTGCCTCATACAGAGCGAGTTTGACATCGTTCGGTATCTCTGTTGCGTCTGCGTAGTAACCATCGATCATTGCCTCAGTTCTAGGCCACTGTAAAGGTTGATTTTCATTTGCCTTGAATCCGATGAACGTCTGACGCTCGAAAAAATCCATCGCTCGATAGATTGATTGAGTCACTTTGGCATCGTTACC